CGTTTGCTGGCTAAGGCTACTGAGGCAACCGACACCAGCACTAACGCTGCTGTCACCTTCAGCAAGGTTTCAATTAGCACAGTTAAGCTTCGTCTTGACTGGGCACTCAGCACCGAGTCGCTAGAGGATAACATCGAAGGCAACTCGCTTGAGGATCACATTGCTCAGGCAATGGCTCGTCAGACTGCTAACGACATGGATGACTTGTTCATCAATGGCGACACTACCTCTGGCAACGCACTACTCAAGGCCCTTGATGGTTTCGTAAAGCTTGCGAAGGCATCGGGTGTGGTTGTTGACGAAGGCGGTAATAACGTGTCAAGAGCTACTTTCGACCGTGTTCTCCGTAACCTTCCCACAAAGTATCTGCAAAGAAGAAGCGATCTTCGTTTCTTCTCAGGTTCTGGTGTGGTTCAGGATGCTATCTATAGCCTTGGTAACCCCAACAGCGCAACCGCTGCTACTGCAGGCGCTCCCTCGCCAGCCTCAACCGCTGGTGACGCTGCTTATCTGCAGGGTGCAATGTATGCAAATGGTGGCCCCGGTTCAACTGGCCTCGCTCCATTCGGTATTCCACTGGTTGAGATTCCTCTCATGCCAGAGACTGTTTCGGGCGACTACTCTGGCGCTGCTGGTTCACATGGTTATGTGGAACTTACCTTCCCCAATAACAAGGTGATCGGTATCCACAGAGATATCACTCTCTACCGTCAGTTCAAGCCCAAGACTGACACTATTGAGTATACTCAATTCATGAGAGTCGGCTGCAACATTGAAAATGCTGCTTCCTACGTCATTGCAAAGAACGTCAAGCTTCGTACTCTGTGATAATGTAGTCCAATTAAGTGGAGGCCCCAGCGAAAGCTGGGGCTTTTGCTTTATATAGAACTTTTTCTATGATACAATTTGTAGTTATGGAAGACAATATTGTTAAATCATCGGATGTTAATCCAAAAGAAGAAAAGACAGATCAGCCTGTTAAAAAGTCGCCAGCGAAGCCAAAGAAGGTCGTTTCTGAGCGCAATCCTAATGAAGAAGTAGCTTCTGCTCCTGATGGACATAAGTTTGTTTATTATGCATCTGGTGCTGGCTATGTAACATCTTCTGGATTTAGATTCTCTGAAGATAAAAGAATTCATCTATTAAAAAATGAAGAAGCAGATCACCTTCTTCAGTTCCCAAACTTTAGACTGCCTGATCAACTAGAACTTATTGAATATTCAAAGGAGATTTAATAAATGCCGGGTTCAGCTACTGACTATTTAGAAAATAAACTTATAGATCACACGATTGGTCCGACTGCGTATACAAGACCTGCTGCAGTGTATATTTCTTTATATACGGTAGCCCCATCAGACGCTACGGCGGGGACAGAGGTTACTGGTGGTAGTTATGCAAGGCAGGTAGCTACATTTGCAGCAGCCGCTGCTGGTGCAACTACCAATAACACTATTATCGACTTTACTTCGATGCCAGCGGCTACAGTGGTAGCTATCGGTATAAACGATGCATTAACCGCTGGTAACTTACTATTTTGGTCTACATTGACTACATCTAGAACTACAGTAGCCGGAGATACTATACGAATAAACTCCGGTGCTTTATCGGTTTCATTGGATTAATATGCTTAGAAGAGAAATACTTGGTAATGTTGTATCGACAACAATAAACGTAGCTCTTACAAACGTAGGTACATCAATATCATTATTGAATGGAACTACATTTCCCACAGGGGCAACAGCCCCTTTTGTCATAGTAATCGACAGAGGAACGATTAATGAAGAAAAAATATTAGTAGCCTCTAGAAGTGCAAACACTTTAACTGTAAGCTCAAGAGGATATGATGGCACACCTGCTGTAGCTCATGCAAACGCTGCAACTGTGGATCACGTTTTAGATGCTACTACTATTCAGGATATGAACACTACTGTATATGATACAGAATTATTATTGTGGGTGAACTAAATGCCAGCTTTAACTCCTAAAACTCTTTATATAGGCCAAGGCAATGGTGCAACAGCTAATACTATTTATACTGCTAACACCACTTCTGGAAACTATACAATTATTAAAAGTATAAATGTTTGTAATGCAAACACTTCTACTACAAAAACTATCAATTTAAATATAGTTCCACCAGCAGGTTCTCCTGCTGAGACTAATTTATATCTTAGCAACTTATCAATTCCTGCGAACACTTCTGTGCAAATTGATACTACTTTAATATTGAGTAACTCATATTTTGTATCAATTAACCATACTGGTAATGTAACTGTTGTAATGACAGGAGTTGAATACGTCTAAAAGAGGTGCCAATGGCTGCTGAACGTAATATAAAAATTTATCAAGGCGATACTTATGTACATGAGGTTAGGGTTAAGGACAACTCTAATGTTGCAATAAATATTACTTCTAGAACATATGCAGGCCAAATAAGAAAAACAAAAACCTCTAATGTGATCATAGCTACATTCACTACTGCTATAACAAATGCAGCTAATGGAACTTTCAATTTTTCTTTATCTTCTAATACAACTTCAAATATTCAAAGTGGAGTTTATTATTATGATATTCAGGAAACAAATGGTATTGTTGTAACAACATTGCTAAGCGGAAGAGCGGAGGTGGAGGGGGAGGTTACGCGTGCCGGGTGATATCACTATCGTACAAGTTCAATCCCCTGTTTACAGTGAATCAACTAATTTAACATTGAGTGATTCAGATGTAACAGCAGTAACAGTTACATCTTCAGATGTAACAATACTAAATACATCTGCAGCAACTATTTCACTTCCAACTTCAACAAATTTATCTAATTCTATACCAATGGAATTGGCTGAAGTCGGGGATGCTGGTGTATCTGTTCTAGCCTCTAGATCAGATCATGTGCATCCAGTGATTAATTTAGTATTAAATGGAGGAAATTTTTAAATGGCTAATACGCTAAGAATTAAAAGAAGGGCAACAGGGGCCACAGGCGCTCCCTCTAGCCTAAAAAATGCTGAACTTGCATTTAATGAAGTTGATAAAGTTCTTTACTACGGTCTGGGTACTGATGGCAATGGTGATGCTACTACTATAATAGGAATTGGTGGTGAAGGATCTTTTGTTACATTAACAAGTGCTCAAACACTATCTGGCAATAAAACATTTACTGGCAACGTAGCTCTGGGTAGCTTGGCAACTGCTACTACACAAACCCCCGGCTCAAATACAACAGCAGTAGCGACTACAGCGTTCGTTACTGCTGCTGTGTCTGCTGCAACATCTGGCGTGTCATCTGTTGCTGGTACTGCCAATGAGGTTCTTGTTAATGGTGGAACCACCGCAGCAACAGGTGCAGTAACATTAAGTTTGCCTTCTAATGTTACAATTAATAATGATTTATTAGTAAGTAATAACTTAACTATAACTGGTAACTTAACTGTTAATGGTACGACTACAACAGTTAACTCAACAACATTAAATGTTGATGATAAAAATATCATTATCGGTAACGTAGCTACTCCAACAGATACTACTGCTGACGGAGGCGGTATCACACTTCAAGGCACTACCGACAAAACAATTAGTTGGTCGAATACTACAAAAGCTTGGACTCTTTCTGAAGATCTAGATATTGTATCTGGCAAAGTATTTAAGATAAATAATACATCTGTTCTTTCAAATACAACTCTTGGGTCTGGTGTTGTCAACTCTTCGCTGACGAGTGTGGGCACTATCGGCACAGGTGTATGGCAAGGCACCGCTGTTGCCGTTCTCTATGGCGGTACTGGCGCTACTACCCAATCTGGGGCTAGAACAAACTTAGGCCTTGGAACAATTGCTACACAGAATGCAAACAGCGTTTCAATAACTGGTGGTAGTATAAGTTCTATAACTCTTGATCTCGTAACGGTTGATGGAGGAAGTTTCTAGAATTAAGGAGCTTTCATGGCTAATACTATTAAAATAAAAAATTCTAATATAAGTGGAAATGTGCCATCAACTCTAGAGTATGGTGAATTAGCAATTAATTATAACGATAGTTCTCTTTTCCACAAAGATAATAGCAATGTTATTATTAAAACAGATTTAGCATTTAATTTAGTTTCTACATTCACATATCCCGGAACCTTATCGGTTTCAACTGGATCGGCCAGATTCTATATGCATAAATCTGGAACAATAAAAAATGTAATTGCTTCAGTTGGAATATCTCCAGCAGGCTCATCGGTTGAAGTAGATATATTAAAAAATGGAACTACAATATTTACTGGTGGAACAAATAGACCAATAATAACAGCAGGTAACTATGTAGATACTAGTTCGATTCCAGCAGTAACATCTTTTTCTGCGGGAGATTATTTTACTGTAAATATAGTATCAATAGGATCTTCAACTGCTGGATCAAACTTAGTGGTAGAATTGATCTATAACTGATATAAAGAGGGAAAATGGCAGATTCGGATATTCAAATAACAGCGGGTTCTGGAACAAAGGTAGATACTAGAACTGTAGGAACAGGTTCTGATGAACATAGACAGGTCATAGTAATCGGAGATCCAACAACAGCGGCCAACGTAGCGCCAGTTGATGGAACTTATGGTCTTGAAGTTGATGTAAGCAGAGTAGTCCCCGGTACAGGGGCGACAAATCTAGGCAAGGCTGAAGATACAGCTCACGTTGACGGGGATGTTGGCGTGATGATGCTTGGAGTGCGTAATCACTTTACTGGCAGTAATACAGATGGTGATTATGCTGCTTTATCTGTTGGTAGTTATGGCGATTTAAATACTTTAAGAAGAGCAGATTTAGTTAAATTAAGTAATACATCTGCAGGATTAACAACTGCAACAACAACCTATGCAATAGGAGATCAAACTGGAACAATATTTACATTACCTAATGCTGCTAGATTATCTAATGGTGGTGGAACTGTCGTTGGTATTACATTGATTGATTCATCGGATGTTATTGGAGCAATGGATGTTGTTCTTTTTGATTCCAGCGTAACTTTAGCAGCAGATAATGCTGCCTTTTCTATATCAGACTCAGACGCAAACAAAATTATTGCTTTAGTACCTCTTGCAGGCGCAACAGATATCGGAAACAACAGGATAGCTCAATCATTTAACTTAGCTGTACCATATATTTGCTCTGGTGGTAATACATTATATGCTGCCTTAATAACAAGAAGCAACAATGCTGTATATTCTAATTCTGGAGTTACAAGTTTATTGTTGAATGTTTATGTGGAAAAGAACTAATGCCATATCTGTTTGGAGCAGCTAATAATGATACAATAAACCTGCTCACAACTCAAGCAAATATTTTTAATCCAGATTCTGGTAATTTAGTTAATATTTGGTTTTATCCAACATCTTTAACAGCCGGTAGATATCTATGGCATTTTAATGATACAAACTTAGCTACTGGCAATGGTGTATCAATAGATACAACAACAACTAGATTAAGATATCAAAATGCAGCTGGCGGTCTTTATATTTTGACTGGAGTTGAAAATATCACAGTAGATAGATGGTGGTTTTTGTCTATTTTTGTATTAAGAGATAATACGAACAGCAGGGATGTTGTTAGAGCTTGGCTTGGAAATGAATCTACTGCCCCTCTGGAAATGACAGTATCAATAACTACAAATGCTGCTTCCGTAACTGCCTCTGCTTTAACTATAGGGAATGGCGGCGGTGGTTCTTTGGCATTTAATGGGCTTATAGGTCAAACTTCATTTTTACATCAAAGGCAGGTCGGATTAGATCTTGGATCTGCTGGTGGTATATTCCCCCTCAATACACGAACAGCCATAAGTCAGGCAGAGGCTGATCTAATATATGAAAGATGGACTAAATATTTTTGGCTGGGAAATCCAAGATTTAGTTATATATCCACAGGTAGCAAAACTGTGACAAATAACTTGGATATTACAAGATTTTTTTATACCCCGATGAATGGAAATCTATATTATAGATTCCACTCAGATCTTTTGCCATCCTATTTAGCTACTGGGTTTACAACACTGACAGGCGCTACATTATCGGCAAGTAGAGAGCCAAATCCATTAGTATATAATTGGTTAATGAATGATAAACTGACACCACGAAGAAGATAATCATGAGTCTACTACTATTGTTCAATCAACAAACGGGCGCTCCAGTAACTTATGGTTATTGGGGGATATCTATGAATATAGATCCATACAATGAAAAATTTTTATTTTCATCTTCAATGACCCCAAATTATAAATTGAAAACTAAAATGGATTCTGTTGTCTATAATTCATTTATTTCACCATCTTATATGTAAAAAGACTTTATTCTTTGAATGGTGTATAATTTGAATATGTCAGATATCAATGTCAATCCGGAAATTCTAATAAATGATCTTTTGGATCAAATAAAAAAATTAACTCTTGATAATGCAATTTTAAGATGTTATATTGTAAATCTAGAGAGCGATAAGAAGGTTGAAACAAAAACAACCTCTAAATAATTAATGGAGATTTTATGTCAAGAATGTATATGGCGGGCTACAATGGCTCAACTCTAACAGAGGCCGCTTTAAATGTTTGGAATCCTTGGGTCAGAATAGATCCAGAATTTAGAAGAAGGTTGAAGCTTCTCATGGACGCATCAATTGATGCTGGGAAGCAGGTCGGTATTGGCGGATCTTGGAGATCCTCTAGTAGTCAATTAAATCTATTTCTATCAAGGTATACCCCTGAAGACGATGGCGATCTAACAGGTGATACATATTGGCCATATACATTAAATGGTAAATTAGTTGATTATTGGGAGAAGAAACCTAATGTAGCGCCAGCAGCACCTCCCGGTCTTTCTTATCATGAAAGCACCACAAAGGCTGGTCATTGCTTAGCTGTTGATATGGTTGGGGATCTCTCTTTTGTACATCAGAATGTAGGAAAATTTGGGCTTATTCATTTTGGAAATATAAATGGAGAACCTTGGCATATACAGCCATATGAAATACCTCATTCAAGAAGATCATATAATTCAACAATACATGAACCTCTCAAAGTATTCCAGAGCACAGCGCCAGTTCCTCAACCACCCAAGCCAGCTAAGCCTGTTGTTGTGGTCCCAGTTCCAACATTAAGACTTACATCGCCCATTACAGCAAATAAAGAAGTTTTAAAGCTACAGCAGATATGCACATTCTGGGGCTGGTATACGAGCAAGTGTGATGGATGGTTTGGTGTTCAAACTGAATATGCTGTTAAGAAGATGCAAACTGCATTAAAGATAACAGCAGACGGCGTGTATGGCCCAGTGACTGCGGCGGCTTATAAAAAATTTGCTGAGACTATTACGGCTATTGCAGTTAACTAGTTCTATCCATCAAAACCCTTGTATTGTATAATCTATATAGATGAACTACATCAAAGATTTAGGAGGGTTTTATGAGAAATAAAACTTGTGATTGCGGCTGCGAGTGCGTTGAACATTGTGATTGCGGTTGCGAAGAATGTGACTGCTAGGTGAAAAATGGACAACGTTAAAATAAATACTTCCAAGACATTGACGTTAACACTACCATCTGATCCAGATTCAAATCAGGTGTTTGTTACGCTTATTCATGATCTTGGAAATGATGTTGTTGTTTCTAATACGGCAGCAACAAGAGTATCGGCAGGAGTGTATCAAATAACATTTGGCCAAGCCGCCTCTGGAATATATGTTTTAAATTCTTCTGGGATATATAAAGCAAAATTTACTTATTTAAAGTCGGGTACTGAATATAATCAGTATCAGGTCTTTAGCGTATATGCCCCATATATAGATTCTGATACCTTCTTTGAATCATATCCAGAATACATAAATAAATTTGAAGACGTTTTTGATAAATTTGAATTAAAAGCTAGAAATATTATTAATACATATTGTGGTCAATCTTTTGATTTCTTCCCAGCAAAAACAATATATGTAGATGGAAACAATCATGATATTTTACATCTCCCATTACCAATATCTACTCTAACAAAGGTTACTGTAAATCCAGATATGTCTGGGCAAGAAGTTATACATGACTCTTCAAATTCTTCTATAAATAAGATAGAGAAGCCAAGACAATCAGGTAATTTTGAGGCTTCTTATTATATAAGATATAAATCATCTTCTTCTGAATATTCATCTGCATTTACTGGCGAATCTACTGGTGTAAATAATAAATTTTCTTCCAAGAGCACATTCAAAATAGAAGGAGACTTCGGTTGGAGATATGTTCCTAGCTCTGTTGAGCAAGCCGCAGGTCTTCTTGTAGCTGATTTTATGAATGATGACTCTGAATTTAGAAGGCATGGAATCATAGAGGTGGATATAGATAGATTTACCACCTTTAAGTTCAAAGGTAATTTCTATGAGACTACTGGCAATATTGATGCTGATGTTCTTTTAATGGATTACACATTATTTGTGATGGATTATATAATTTAATGGCATATGGAACTTTCTCTAAATTTCATCATACAATAGAACTCTTCTCAAAAGAAGAGACAGTTAGTGCTGCCGGTCAGAGAAAACATTCTTTTGTATATAAAGATACCATTCCAGCCCATGCTCAATGGGATTTTGGTGAAAATATGAATAGTCCATATATTGCAAACTTTGAAGAATTAAATATTTTTGTTCCAAAAGATTATTTAAGCATAATAAATTATAATTTTAGAGTTAAAAATATAAAAGATAGATTTGGGAATATTATAGATAGTTCATATTTTGATATATTATCTATTCAAAAGGCTATGCAATATAATGGCAAGATTCATCATGTTGTATTAGTAATTAGAAAGGTAATAGAAAATGGCGATTAAAATAACAACATCAATAAACTCAGGCACAAAAGGGGCTGGCGGTAAAAGTGCTATAGATTCATTTTATGAATTAGCAGAAATGTTTGACCATATGCCTGAAAGAATAGAATCAGTTATAACAAGAGCAGCCCTTTTATCTAAAGATCAAATTCAAGCAAATATGATTAAAAGAGGATCTGCTGGTAAATATTTTCAAGTGACTGTAAGAAAGCACGGACCTTTCGGTCTTAAAGTAGTAATAGAGCAAACAGTAACATCAGAAAGTTCATCAATAAATTCTAGTTCTGGACACAATCCATTTATAGGATCAAAAATATTTTTTCAATCTGAAATGGGGTATCAGGGTAGGAGATCATATACATCACCAAGATCTGAGGAAACAAAGGTGATGAAATTTCAGAGATGGGGGGCTAGCTCAGATACTAATTTTTTTAGTCATGTGAATATTCCTTCAATTGGCAAGTATTACTTCAGTAAAAAAAGTGGAGTTAAACAAATTCCAATTAAAAAAATGGCTTTTGATACAATTTCTGAAAATTTAAATAGAAACTTTAGAACAATAACTTCAAGAAATTCAAGAGTAAACAGAGGCATATAAAAAAATGACAACTATAAGCGTTTATGATGTTAATTCGTATATTTCTAATCATTCGATGATTACATCATTGTTGGGACGCAGTATCAAAATATATCCAACTATTGGCTATGGAGATACAAATGGCCCTTTTATTGTCTATGACTTTTTACCATCCATTCCAAATGTTGAAGCTTATTGGATGAGAAAAGATTACATTCTTTATACAATATATGACACTGATATTGACAGAGCTTTCCAGCTAATGGAAATTCTATTTTACCTGCTAGGAAGGGGCGATGAAGTCGCTCAACCGGGTGGGATAGATGGAACTGATGTTAGAATTCTTTCTTCAATTATAGAAGGAACATCTGTTGAACCACCAGAGGAAAGAGATGGTTGGTATAAGATGAGAATAGAGTTCTGTATCCTGCACGTTAAGAAATAAATCTGCTATTATATATAATATGAATTATGTTACAATTACATATGTAGGCAAAAATTCAGGTTTCATAGCCAGAGTTGATTCTAGGGTTTATGAGTTTGAATGGAACAAAGGTCTAGGGATCGGTAACCGAAGCGATGAAGTTAGGCCCGATCACGTAAAAAAAATTGCCAAATGGCGAGATAAAAGAGGCAAAAGAATTTTTGTCTGTGAATAGGAGGATACAAAATGCCCGGTGCAGCTAACGTAACTGTAGCAAGTATTGTAGTCGGTGAGGCCGAAATTAGAATCGCAAACTCTAACCTTACCGCAAACGTAACTGAGTTTAACTCAGCAAACCTGAAGTCTGTCGGCGGAACTCAGGGTGGTGTAGAAATCTCTTGGGAGCCAGATATGGTTGACATTGAAGTCGATCAGTTTGGCGATGCAGCAATGGTGATTCAGTCAAAGGTTAAAGTGATGTTGAAGACCACAATGGCAGAAGCAAGCCTTAAGAACCTTGCTCTTGCTTGGAACTTTGACAATACTGACCCCGGTACTGACGTTGTTGCTAACAATGAACCCGGTTTCGCAAACACCAAGACTTTCCTTTTTGGTGTGCAATCGGTATATCCATTTGAGAAGATGATTCAAGTGGTCGGCACTGCCCCCGGCACTACCGCTACTACCACTAAGACTCGTAAGTTCAACACCAAGCGAGCCATTTCGATGGAATCTTCAAGCCTAAGCTTCAAGAGAGCAGAGGCTTCGACCTTCGCGGTCGGCTTTAGAATCCTGCCAGTTGCAGCCGATACCGGCTATGAATATGGCAAGATTATTGATGAAGTCTGATTTCTTCTAAATAATTCGGTCAGGAGCCTCAGATGTGCTATAATACATCTGAGGCTTTTGCCGTTTATACAAGGATGGTTATAAATTGAATAACAAAGATTTACATGCTGGCACTGAAATTACTTTCGCTGATGGTACGGTCAGAAAGATTCGTCCTCTGACAATCCGTCAGCTTCGTAAGTTCATGAAGATAGCAAATAATATGCGCACTGATGAAGGCTCAATGACTGATGAGGATATCGACAATATGATTGAGTCTGCATCAATTGTTATTGGAGCAACAGATCCTCAATTGGCTTCAGATAAAGAAAAGCTTGAGGATATTCTTGATCTAAAAACTTATAGCGCATTAATGGCTGCTGCCATGGGTAACGACCCAAACTAGTAAGTAGTGATGGTGAAACCGAAACAATAGTTTGGGATGATTTACCATTACTAAAATATGAAGCTGAATTATTTATGTATGCAGGGGCTTGGAAAAGTCTGCTAGAGTTAGAAGAATCTTTAACTCTAGCAGAGCTTTTCATATTATATGGTGCATACAATAATGAATTTACAAAACAAATTAAAGTATCAGCTTTGGCAGCCGGTGCTGAAGTTGATTTTTATGATGATTGGTATGATCCTATACCAGAAGAAAAACATGTCATAGACGCTTATAACTATCATTCATTACCTATAGGTATAGGTTATGAAGGGTAATTATTGCTTTATTTATTAAAGAATGACATAATTGTTACTGGATGGCAGTATGACAATAGACAAGTATACGATTGACATTCAGGTTGGAGGCATTAATAATTTAACTGCGCTAAGCAGCGCAATGTTAAATTTAAATGCCGCTGTTAAAGGCAATGTAAAGATTGCCAAAGATTTCGATGCTACCCAGAGTGCGTTAAGTACGGCTCTGGGTAGAACCGATAAAGGCGTTCAAAATCACGCAAAAAATTTAGGACAACTTGTAGCAAATCAATCTGTTCTAGGTAATGAATATAGAAGAGTAAAGCGTGATATAAATGAATATAGAACTGGTCTAGCATCGGCTACAGTCCAGCAAGCAAAGAATCTACCTCAATTAGAATCATATGCAAAGGCTTTAAAAGGAATTAAAGCAAGAGCTTTTGCTGATGATTTGAAATCAATGACTGTTGAAATGAAGCGTCTTGGTAAAGATGCTCAATTCACTGGTAGATCAATGATTATCGGTCTTACAACGCCTATTTTAGCATTTGGTAAAACAGGTCTTGCTACTTTTGAAAAAGTAGACTCTGAATTAATTAGACTAAATAAATTAATTGAGGGTATGGCATCCAGTATGGATAATGCGTTCCAAAAAATGGGAACGTCTGCCGGAGAGGCATCTCAAGCTGCTATTCAGCAAGCAGAAGAGATGGTTAAAACTTATAAAAAAGTAGATCAAGCTCTTATTGATATATCTTTAAGATATGGTGATGCTAGAGAATTAATTATAAGTATTGCCGGTGATTTTGCTGAATTTGGTTTTATTGCCGAAGACAATATTGTTGCATTAACTGAGCTAGCGGCTCAAGCAGAAAAATTGGGGTCTATGGATATTGGGCCTTCAAAAGATTTGCTTACATCAATGTATGCTCAAGCTAGCTTATTAATACAAGAAAATGAATTAGCTCATAATAGAGTAACTGATGCTTTAGAAATAGAAACAAAAGCAGTAAATGTTGCTAGAGGGCAACTATACATGTTTAATGCTGTTGAAAACGCAACAGCTCTCTCTCTAAGAGATCTCGCTTCTGCATTCCCTGAAGTAGCGGCATCTGCCACCACATTCGGTCTTACAATGACTGAATCTGCCGCTCTATTAGCGCCGATGAAGGCCGCTGGTTTCGATATTGGTGCAGCAGCAAATGCAATTAAAGTATCTCTTCAGAGATTAAATGATCCTACTATAAAGAGCACTGAGCTTATTGGTCAATTAAGTCAAGTAACAGGGTTTGACTTTAAACAATCCACTCACATCGGTTTAACTGCAATAGACGCATTGACTAAAGGATATGATCATTTACAAGCATCTACAAACTATGGCAGAGAGGGTGCTCTAGAATTTTTTGATGAAGTATTTGGTGTTCGTCAAGGGCCTAGAATGCAAAGGGCAATCGCTGATCTTAATATATTTAATCAAGCGATGATTCGTAGTGGAACTACTGAACAGAAAATAATTGGCATGGCCAGTAAACAGCTTCAGATTGGGGACAGTGCTCTTAAAGCCATCAGATCTTTTAGCGATATAGGCGCTGTTGTCAGAATGGCAAATGCTGAAATTGGTGATCAAGTTAAAATTCTTGATGAATTCGGCAAAGAAGCTACGATAGTAGTTAGTAGAAGAGATATAGACGCAGCAAAGAAAGCTAGAAAAGTAGTTGGCGATTATATTGACCAGCAAGCCAAGGAAGGCAAAGATATTTTAGCTCAAGTAACTTCGCAAGCTGGTCGTGCATTAGTTGTTGAACTAGGCGGCGTTGGTGAAGCTCAGAATAGAGCAACTTCTGAACTTAAAACGGCACTAGATTCAGTTAAAGTATTTATTGAACAAATAAGAACTAACTTTAAGATTTTTGCTGCTGATTTCATAGAGTCTTTCAAGCCAACTATTGAAACAATAGCCAATACTGTCAAATCTCTAGCAGAAAAATTTAGAGAATTAGATCCTACTACTAAGAAAATAATCGCTGGGTTTGCTGGCATCGTTGCACTAGCTGGCCCACTTGTTTTTGCTTTCGGTCAGGCTAGACTGCTTCTAGCTACAATCTCTAATGTTGCTTTAAAACTTCTTCCCGGTCTTGCTAACCTAACAGTAGAAAGCTTTGCCGCTGGCGATGCTTTATTAAGATTAAAAAAACCAGTAATTCTTGTTGGCGATAGTTTTGAAACTGCTGCGTCTAGAAGTTCTCTATTTATAGCAAAACTTGCAAATATGAATGGCCCAATAGGGGCTTTAGCTAGAAAATTTGGTGTCTTAACTGGTGCATTAAAAACAACTAGGACTGCGGGTGATGATGTTGTTGCTAGATTGGCTGCAATAAATAGTCCAGCTCAGACGGCTAGATTAGGTGGGGCTGCTCAATTAAGATCTCTTGGAAATTTCCCTCCTAATCAACTACCTCCCCCTGTAGTGCCCCCAAATACTCTAACCAATGCTGCGACTCAAGCAGCTAGTGCTACAACACAAGCAGCCAATACGGCCGCTACAGCTACTACTACTGCAGCAACAACCGCTGCAACCACTACAACCGCTGCTGCAACAGCAGCAGCCTCTAGCGCAACATCCGCGGCTGCTGGTGCTGCTGCATCAACAACTACCGCAGCGGCTGCTGCTTCCACCACTGCAGGCGCTGCAACCGCTGGAGTAATATCATCTTCAACTGCCGCTGTTGCTTCGATGAATGCTGCTACAACCACTGCTGCTACAGCAGTTACTGCAGGAGCCACGCAGGCATCTACAGCCATTGCTGCTCAACAGGTGGATTCTGAAAGATGGATTGCAGGATCGGCTCAGAGAAGGATAGCCAGAGAACAAGCCAATCTTGCTCGCACAGAGGCTACTTTTAGCAGTTTAAATCTTGGATTTGACGCTGCTCTTCAAGAGGCAAATGCAATTTTTGCAACTAATACTACCCAATTAACAACAGCGGCAACTACTGTCGCTGAACAATCGGTTTTTGGACTAGTTGCTGCTCTTGAAGAATCTGCTGCTGGATTTATTGCTGCTCTTGAAGCAGAAGCAGCAACTGTAACGGGCATGGCTGCCTCTATTGAGGGGGCTGCTGGCCTTTTGTCTGCTGCAGGAGTGGAATTAAATACTGCTGCGGCTAGCCTTGTAGCCGCTAGTGCAGCTATGCCAGCCGCAATGGCTCAATCTTTCGCAGCAATGATGGCTACTCCCGCTCTTGGTGCTGGCCCAATGGCTATGGGCGCTTTGCCTGCCGCTGGTGCATCCAGTTTTGCAAATGAATTTGGATATATGCGCAGCCCTAGTGCTATGAATCCTAAAATAAGTATGAATCGTAAAATAATTGAAGCTACGATTGCTAATCCTCAACCTCTGGCGGCATTACCTGCTGCTGGTCAAACAAGCGTAGCTTCAAAACACCTACCTGTTCGCGGCCCCGGCGGAAGAATGATGCCAAGATACACAGCGACTCTGGCAGGCCCCGCTGGTGGATACTTTCCAGCGACTGGCGGTGTTGCTGCAGGCATAGCCGCCGATGTTGAAAGAGCCATGATGCCTCCACAATTAGCTCTTCCTGCTGCTGGCCAGACTGTTAAGGCTACAAAATGGGCAGCGACTCCTGCTTTTCAGGCATTCCCTGAAAGGGAGTTTGCAAATGCATTTGAGGCGAATAGGTTAACGCCCAGAATTACACAAGCAATTCCAATGGGGCCTGTTCCTGAAATTCCATCAACCGCAATCCCCATGGGGCCGGGGCCTTTCCCGATGCCAGCAGTTCCTGCCGCTACACCTGACTATTCAAATATGCCAAGAAAAGCTAAAAAGGCAGCAAAGGCTGCTGCTGCAAAGAAGGCACAAGAAGCATCTGCTGCAGCAAAAGCAGTAACTACTCAAGCGACAACTGCTGCTGCCGTTACTGCACAAGAAACCGCTGCAGCAGCAAAAGCCGCAGAGCAAGCCGCAGCAGCAGAAGCTCAAAGGGAATTGAGAGCAGCAAAAAGAGTTGCCGCTGAAACTTTGAAGAAAGAGACTGCAGCAATAGAGACTGCAGCAGCCACTGCTATTCCAAGATCAGCTCCCACCCCGTTCAATCCAAAGAGTGGATCTTATGTAAGTCAATTATTTAAAGCAGCAGAAGGCGATATACCGGGTGCTCCTGCGGGTAGTGGTGCTGCATTCGCACAAAATGCAGTAGCTATGGAAAAAGCCAAGACTTCTACTAAATCAAGAAGATTTTTTAGGAACGTTCTAAGAAAGGGTCCGGTTGCTAATGTAACGCCCATGTCTTTAAGACCAGCTATAGAGAATGCTCTTCCATTTGAAGATGAAATAAATCAAAGATTTCTTCAAACTAAATATACTGGCGACAGATTAGGCGATAAGGCTAGGCGTAGCGGTGGTTTAGCCAAAAAGAGACTTGGATTATTTGCTGGTTCTGCGAAAAGAAAGGCTTTAGCTGCTGGTGAATTAATTTCTTCTGGGGCTTCTAAAACAGGTGAACTAATTGGATCAGGCGCTGCTGCTGCAAAAGGCCTTGGCACTGAAGCTCTCCAAAAAGCCAATAAAGCTGCTATATCTTCAATGGCTGCTTTAGAAACAGCCTCCACAAGAAGTATGAATGCAACTGCTAAGGCCGTTGCAGTAGGTTCTGATAAGGCTGCCTCTGGTTTTAGACTATTTGGTAGAAGTGCTAAAGATGCAGCTAATAAGCTTGGTGCTTTTAATGATAAACAAATTGACAAATTAAAAGCCAGAGTTGTTCCAAGAGCAAGACAATTTGCAACAGATTTTTCAGATGGTCGTATAGCCAATGCTGGTAGGGGCGGACTTGGGGTTGTTAAAAAAGTTACTGGTTTCAATGCAATATCTGGCGGTGTATCTGGAACTAAGAATGCCATAAATCAACTACCTGCTGGTGCTGGAGTATTTAAAAAACTCACGGCAGGCGTTTCTGGCTTTGCTGGTGGATTAAAGGGCACTATTGGGATAATGAAAGTATTTAAGATGGCCTTCCTTGGGCTTGGCATCACTGCAATCATTATCGGTATAGTTGCAGCAGTTAAAATTTTGATTGATATATTCAAGAGCGGTGGAAACACCATGAGTAAAGTTGGAGAAAATTTCTCCAAAGCTTGGGGATATATAAAGTCAGCTGTTACTGCAGTAATCAAGCCAATTAAAGATGCAATATTTACTCTCGTAAGCATGGCTGGAAACGGCGGTGGTGTCAAGGGTGGATTCCAGAAAATATCTGAATTCATAATGAATATGGCTAAAACAATTAGTGATTTCGTTAAGAAATACATTGTACCTGCCATTAAGTTTGTAATGACTCAAGTTGTAAACCTTATAAAAGGTATTGTGAAGATTGTTCAAGGAGTTATTGCCCTATTCAAGGGTGATACAGATAATGCTTGGAAGAGAATCAAGGAAGGCCTTGTCTCTCTAGCTAGAGTGATTCTAAAGATTGTATTAAAGATTGTAACTGGATGGATAAGCCTATGGGCTTGGATGGTTAAGTCAATAATTAAATTGGTTGCAAAAATAATTTCTTATATTATAAAAGGAATTGGCGGAGCCATACAATGGGTCGGTGAAAAATTTGCAAGCTTTGTAGAGGGAATACCATTTATAGGTGAAGGCCTTGCTGACGGAATCAGAGGGACTGTCAATACAATAAGCGATGCATTAGATTTGGCTGGCGAGGGCGTTGAGATTGTTGCTGACGGAATCGCTAGTGGTGTTGACACTGTTGCCAACGGTGCTATTGGTGCAATAAATAATGTTGGTGACGCTGTAATTACTCAACTTAATAAATGGGGAGGCGGCGAGCAAAAATTACTCTCACAAACCAAGAAGAAAGAGCAGGGAACTGATCGTAGAGCACCAAAGGTAGAAGAAGTAGCCTATGATCAAATGGGACAGGGCATAGAAAATGCTGCAGAAAGTGCAGCAAAGAAGATAGCCGATGCTGTCAAACAAGCCCTTGAATCTCTGCAGCAAAAATTTGTTGATCTTGTTTTAGGTCAATTAAATGATTCTTTGAATAAAGCTACTAATCAAATGATAGAAGCTCTTGAAAAACAAAAAGATGCTGCTCTAAAAGTTTATGATGATCAAGTAGAGAATCTTGAAAAGATTCAGAAGGCCGAAGAATCTCTAACGAAAGAGATGCAATATCAGGCTGATAGAAGAAGAGTCATAAAGGAAAGAGAGCTACAGGTTGAAAATTTCCAAAGAGATCGCGCTTTGGCTATCTATGAGGGAAGAATAGACGACGCAAGAGTTCTTGCTCTTCAAGATGTAAAGAATAATGAGGATTATCAACAAAGTCTTAAAGAAATTGATACTCAAAGAAATAGAGATCTTGCTCAAGAAAATCTTGATGCTTTAAGAAAGAGCATCGAAGAAGCAAAAAATCAAGCATCTAAATTTTTTGATGATCAGATTGAAAACTTCAAAAAAGCCGCAGAGGAAATTACTAAGTTTCCACCATTAACCATTGAAGAATATAAATCTCAACTTGATAAATTGAATGAAGCAGCAACTACTGCTGCTACAACAAATAGTTCCACTTTCTCAGACATGATTGAGAATATGGTAACTACTATGAATGATAAGATTCCTAATAAAGGAGTCCCAGCATTTGAAAATAATTTAAATCAATTAGTTCAAGTAGCTCATGATAAATATGGTTTAGGTGAAGATGGCATTGCTGGAATGACAGTAGCAATGCTTGAAAATATTGGAGCTACTATAGATGGTAATACATTTATTAATGAAAGCTTTACTGCATTAGTTGATAGTCTTAATGAAAGCGCAGATGCTGGATTTAAAAATATTGCTGAATCTATACTTACACCCGCTCTGGACGATTTTGCAAATATTATTACAGAACATGACCCATTCAAAGTTCTTGCCGAAGCGGTAGCATTTGCTAATGAAACTATTTTAAGAGAAATGCAGGCTATGGTTACTGGCTCCGCAAGCAAAGTTGGGTGGTTACTTCCATATTTGGATCAGTATATAGTTAAATTAGCTACATTGGCTGCTATTCAGGGAGTAGTAAACGACGGAACAACGACACCGGGTGGATTGCCTCCCGCCAATCAGCCAATAAATCTTCATGATTCAATTTATGGTTGGTTTGATAAGCCAATACAAAGACCCGGTATTTCTTATTTCAATAACGCTAGAATGTATGGTGGTAGTATTCCAATGAAAGCATATGCAAATGGTGGATCAATTCAGTCGTTTGCAGCTGGTGGTGTTTCTTCCAATAATAAGGGGATGGTTACTGGTGGATTTGATTCTACTGGTGTCCCCGCTCTATTGCACGGTGGAGAATTTATTGTTAATGCTAAGGCTGTAAAAAATATAGGTTTAGCTACATTAACTCTTATGAATAATTTAAGATTCAATAGAGGTAAAGATATAACAAATACTGGAATGACTGGTGCTAATAATATTAATAATTTAATTATTAACGATAAACCAAATGCCAATCTAGGTAAACCACCGACAGCTTCCGTACCAGTAGAATTAATATCTATCAATCCAAAAGTTTTTGATTTTATTCAAAATTTAAATTCTCCAAAGTTTGAAGATATTAAGTTTAGACAGCCCAAACCAATAAACGATATAAACTTTAGATCTCCTGAAATGAAGAATCCTCAATCAGGTATAGTTAATAATACAAATAGCAATAGCACTATTAATATCTATGTAGATAATTTCATAGGTGAAGATCAATGGTTTAATGAGATGATTAAACAATATAATATGAATGTTCTTCCAAAGAAAGAAAAAGGAGCCGGTTTAGAGAATAGAGTAATATCTTCTTATAGCGGCCTTGCAAGAGGTTAGCCATGCCATCTCTTTCTTTAAATCAGTTAATAAAAATCAATGGTACTCTTATAACTGAACATAATAGATCTTTTTCCGATGGGTCATCATTTCAAAATATAGATATTGAGCTTGCAAATGGCAATCTAAAAAGATATTATAAAACTCCAAGATTAATTTTTAACTTATCTTGGAGGTTCTGTCCAGATAAAGCCTCTATGTCTGTCGATGGGCAGGCATCAAGAGATTTTATATATAATGCATGTATAGACAATACTAATATAATTTTATCTATTCAAAGAGATAGAAATTCAGAATGGAGAGATTATACATGTATGATGAATGATTATTCTGAATCTTTAGTGAGAATAGATATGGCAAGTCAAACAAAATTTTATGATATATCTATTTCTTTAAGTGAGTTATAATGGCTGTTTTTGATGATACATACTATAGTATAACATTCAATGCTTCGGGGCAAAAATTTCTTATAGTTGCTCCTATCATTATTGATGCTCAAGTAACTTCTAACTTCTCAATATCTCAATCAATTATATTAAGAGAAGTCATACCTTCTACAACTGTCACATCAGTCAGCACTGTTAATGCTACTATAATTGCTCGCAGACCAATTCCTGCGACAACAGTCACTCCTAAATTTACTGTAAATATATCTTTAAATATAGTAAATGCTACTGCTGCCATAACTGCTGGGCAGTTTAAGTGTTTAATTAGTAATTTAGAAATATTTAGATCTGGAGTGCTGCAAGATACTGCCGGATTAAAACCAATATTTTCAATAGACGGAGTTCCATTAACTCAGCAAAATAGAAAATATTCCAATTCTTTAAAATCTCTTAAAACTTCAAACTCTAGATGGAATAATAGAACTGGTGTTTATTACAAAAATCAAAATAACAAAAATACATTTGTGTTACAATGGACATACGTCCCATCAAAGCGTGAAAATACTATAGATTTATTTGAATCTAGAAATTTTATTAAACAAAAAGCTGATGATCCAAATGCTCATACTTTGACTATTAGAAATATAGATGCCAATGGTCTTACTAAAAATACCGCTACCACATACAATGTTTTGATTGTTGATTATAGTGAGACTTTAAAAAGAAGAGATCTTAATTTAGACGAATATTATTGGGATTTTTCAATAACTTTGCAGGAGGTGTAGATGCAAACAAAAGATATCTATGGCAAAACATTAAGTACATCTTTTGAATCTGCAATAACTGCTACAGCTCAATATATTAAACCCAGAGTTGTTATTGATTTTCAAGACTCAAGACATTTACAAAATGTAACGATTACAACCAATGATCCACATTCGTCAAGTGCTAATGGAGATTTGGGATATTACTTTACTAAAGAAGATGTTTTATCCAGTGCCCAGTATGAGACTTTCTGCTGGGCGGTTTGTGGTGCATTAGATAACGATGGACAGCCAATTACTGCATCTGGTCAATATGTGGCTATGCCATCCAATCTAGAGGATGATTTAAAATACGGATGGTGGTCGGCTACAAAGAGCAATGCCTCTGGTACTTTTACTACTAATCCATATATAGATATTAACTTCACAGCTACAACTATAAATAAAGTCAAAGTAGTTACTCCTGTTCATTTAGGGCAAGTTAAACAATTTACAATTGCAGTCATAAGCGCCGGTTCAGGAACTGTATTAAACAAAACTTATACATTCAATACAGCAATAAATGAGTTTGAAAAAATAATAAATTTAAATCAAACTTATACTGATATTAATAGAATACTTTTGACTATTGTAAGTACCAAAAATAATCTGGATTATGCAAGAATACTAACTGTATCTCCAATGTATCAAGTTGATATATCTGACTATGTTATCAATACTTCATCATCTAGAATTAGAGATTTACATGAAAGCTCTCTTCCTATAGCGGGAACAAGTCAAACAAGTTGTACGATATCTATTGATAATAGCGGAAAGTTATTTAATATTCTAGATACTTCTTCTCAATATGGCAAATTTCTTCAAAAAGATATAAAGGTACATCTATCTTCTGGATGGAAGACCATAGCGTTGGCCCCAGACACTCCGGTAGTAGCTTATCTTCAAACTGCGATGAATGCATCTGGCGATACTCATTTATATACTAATGGAACAGTCTATTTCCCCGATGGAGATGTTGGGAATACTGGGCTAGAGTCAAATTATTTTATTCTTACGATTGAAGAGGGTACAAATAATGAAGAAAAAATTCTTATAAAGAAGAAAACAACAGATTCACAATTTGAAATTCAGCAAAGAGGCTATGCTGGAACGGACGCTGTGGCGCATGCGGTTGGTTCAACTGTTAAGTTTGATCCATTTGAATATGTAAATATAGGAACTTTTTATTTAGAAGAAATTTCATCAGGCTCAAACGATATGAGCGTAAGTCTATCTCTACAGGATGGTTTTAAATTCTTGAATGAAAAGATGTTAGAGAGAGGAATTTTTATTCAAGATAGTACAGTTCCAAATGCTTCTGCAAATATGTTGATGTTTGGCAACTTTCCTAGAAAAGACATTATCAAGTATCACAGATTTTCTGATTGGCCTGTAGAAAATGGCGCAATTCTCCAATTGAAATTTGATGATGTATCAAAGAATACATCCAATACATTGGGATATGTATATGAAGGCCTGAGATACCGTGTCTATCAGCCAGTAGATGGTCTTGAGTCCGTTGTTAAAGATATGAAACTGGACGCAAGAGAAATTGAGCTGTCAGATCTTGACAAAGCAATGGGTTTGCAATCATCTATATCTCCAACATATGTTGGAGTAAAGTCCAATGTTAACTTGAGTGCTTATAACTTTACATCTGATCTCGCTACTGCTGATAGGAATACATACTATCAAGGAATTTTTGATGGGTATTGGATTCCTACTACGACAGCTACTGCCCAGCAAATAGGTTTTAACGTCAATCAGGGCGGAGCAAGGTTATTTATAGATGATAAATTAATAGTAGATGGATGGACAAATGTAACAGCTACTACTTATTATTTCACAACAATGGATGTAACTGCTGGTAATGCTTATAAGGTTAGACTTGAATTCTTCCATACTACAAGTACATTTAGTTTACAGCTAAACTATATAAACTCTGCGACTATAATTCCTTCTACTCAATTATTTACAAATGTAATAGATGACAATATCGGATCTAAGGGAATAAGTTCTCCTTCTACTATTACAACTTTGTTAAAGAATTATGCTATTCCATCAAAATTTGTTTCCTTGCAGCAGTCATCATCAATGACTTGGAATAAAAATGATTCATCTATTTATTTATCTAATAGCGTAGGTAATACAAGTGTTGTAGATTCATTTGTAAGAATACCTTATCATTCATCTTTAAACCCAACAGATGCTACTGTTTATCCTTCAAAAGATTGGTCAATCGAAATAATATTCAAAGCTCCAAACGGGGCTTTTGGTACTCAAGGTGAGTATATAAGTAACTGGGCAAATGCTGCCCCAACAACTGGTTTTGAATTCTTTTATATATCATCGACTAACCACGGCATAAAGGTAAAAACAAATGCTGTTGGCACTCCAACTGTTACTGCGACTAGCACCACTGCAATGCCAAATAGCGGTACTGGATGGAATCATATATTTGCTTCATATAGTGCTTATTACAATACAATTTATTATTATGTAAATGGCTCTTTACATGCATCGGTATCTGCTGGCTCTGGTACGCCTGTTTTTGGCACTACAGATATTACCATAGGCGGGAGAGGTGCCTCCTTTACCAGCGGCGTTGGTGTCGTAAGGCCAACTTTCTCCGGATCAGTCGCTGGTTTAAATATGTATTTAGATGAATTTACCATCTATAAAAATTATTTCGATGCCGAAACAATTAAGAGAAGATATGTTGAAACTCAAATAAAAGAAATTAGAAAATATCCATTCTTATATGGTTTTAATCAATCAGTATATCAAGCAATACAAGATATAACTTTTGCTGATTTAGGTAGAATGTATTTAAATGAAAATAATCAAGCAGTTTGTGAGCACTACTATGCTTTCTTTGAAAGCTCAATAGATCAACACGCAAATGTTCAACAGACTTTGGCTGATTCTAGCTATATTATTGACGCTAATTATACAAAAACATTGCAAGTAAATAGTGTAATAGTCAAAGTAGCAGGCATGGCTTCCAGATCGGTTGATTACCAGCCTGTCTGGCGAGCGCCAGACAATACAACTCTAGGAGTAATAACTCTAACATCTAATGTTAATACATCTGCAAATAGCATACCTGTCTCTAGCTTTGATTTAATTCCATTCCCTAAGTCAGGATATTTTATAATAGATAGTGAAATTATTAAGTATACAAATACTAGCAAAACCGCCTTTTTAAATGTTGAAAGAGGCGCTCTTGACACTGTTGCTGCTAATCATACAGTAAATACAAAAGTAAGAGAAGTAAGATGGTTTGATTTTCAATTTGATAAGACTCCTGTATTTTCAATTAAAAATCCATTTATTACAGGAATATTATTTGAAGATCCAGATGAAATCAGTTTATTGAAATGGTATGCAGGGCCTTACAAAGCAAATTTAATTATATCAGCATCAAATAATGTTGAATCTAACTCAGTTGTATTTGCCGAAGGCACAGACCCTATCACAAATAAAGTTGCATACACATCAATTGCTGGTATTCCTGTTCAAACTACAGAAAATGCTGGGCAAATTAAAGAACAAAAGTCTACAAACTCTGAAAATAGAAGAAAATATGGATTAAAAGAAATAACTATAGAGAGTCCTTTTATTACAAATGCTGATATAGCTCAAGAATTGGCTGATTTTATAATTTTAAAAATGTCTGAGCCAG